TTGACCAAATTATCCTCAGCGTTAAAGACTCGATAAAATTTATTGGCGCTCTGACCGACGCATTAACAAAACTGGTCAACGGAGATTTCAAAGGGGCGTATCAATCACTGAAAGACGCGGCGAATCTGGCGGTCAGCTCCCCGCTCGGGCAAGGTATAAATGCATTGGGTACCGGTGCCGGTAATGCGATCGCCAATGGTGTTAATTCCCTGGCTTCAGGCGCATCCAATGCGGTGAGCGGCGTAGTGAATGGCATATTTACCGATCCGCTGGGCGGTCCCGGTTCTTACAATGCCTATAACACAATAAAACAACCACATCCCACCGCAGCCGGCGCGAACTTATTGAACTGGATGAAACCGGCATTATCCCAATTGGAATCGCTCTATCACTTGCCCGCTGGGGTTTTGAATAGCATCGCAATAACGGAATCTGGGGGCAATCCCAACGCGGTTTCCAAAGCAGGTGCGGAGGGGTTGTTTCAAATCATGCCAGACACCGCACGACGCTTGGGTATGCGCGAGGGTGATGAGTTTGACCCGCAAAAAGCGGCCCAGGCGGCGGCGCAACTGCTAAGCAAACTTTTGCGGCAATATGGCGGCAATCTCCAAGCCGCACTGGCCGCGTACAACTGGGGACCAGGGAATATAGCCAAATACGGCATGGCGCTGATGCCGCAGGAAACCCGCAATTATGTCCCTAAAATCTTGAGCAACATGCCGGGGGGCAGTATTCAGCAGGAAACCAACATTACCATCAATGGCGTTTCTGACCCCATGGCGGCGGGACGGGTGGTCGAACAGCGGCAATTGAGTATCAATTCTCGGTTGGCGCAGCAATCCGCGGGGAATAATTAAATGGATATTGAATCGGCCATTTTCAGCCAGCACTCACGCAAAATCGGGACGCTGGTGCCTAGCGTGGTGATATCGGAAAAACACAGCGACGCGCTGGAAATCACCGAACACCCGGTGGAAATCGGGGCACCGGTCAGCGACCATGCGTTTAAGCGTCCATCCGATGTTGTCATGGAGTTGGGTTTTGCTGGCGGCGGCTCATTGTTGAATGGCATCAATACGGGAGCGATTGGGCTATCGCTGGGCCTCAGCCCGCAGGATACCTATAAGCAAATTTTGGATTTGCAGGCGTCGCGCCAGCCGTTCGACGTGATAACCGGCAAGAAAACCTACAGCAATATGCTGATCCGCGCCATTGAGGTCACTACCGATAAAACCAGCGAAAACGTATTGATGTGCGTGCTGACGCTGCATGAGGTCATCATTACCCAGACTCAACTGGCCCCGGTAGCTGACAAAAGCAATATGACACAGGGTGTCAGTACTTCCGCCGTACAGAACACTGGCACGAAAGCGCTAACGCGGCCCGTTACTGTTAATTCACTACTGACATCGGCAAACAGCTTTTTTGGTGGCGTGCCGGCTGACGTGCTTTCATTTATTGGAATACCCCTAAAATGAACATTCAAGAAATTCCCCTTACAGCGGATAACCAGCAATTTAATATCACCCTGGGTAATTTTACTGGCCAGGTGAAATTAATTTGGCGCGACGCGGCCGGCTGGATAATGGATTTAATGGACAGCGGGAGCAATCCGCTGCTGACCGGCGTGCCACTGGTCTCTGGCGTCAATCTGCTGGCCCAATACCCACAATTGGGCATTGATGGCGCGCTGGTGGTAATTAGCAATGACGAAACCCAAGAATACCCGACAAGCACCAATCTCGGTACCGACAGCCATTTATATTTTGTGCAGGAATCATAATGAGCGCGAATTGGATCAGGCATTTCGAGTTGATTTTAACGGACAAAAACGGGGGCGGTATCAGCCTCAGTGATTTTAAGGTCACGTTTTCGATCGACTGGTACAATATCAGTTGGCCCCGAGTCGCCACGGTCAGAATTTATAATCTCGGTCAGGTGACCAGCAATCGAATCCTCAGCACTGAATTTACCAAAATTAAATTGATCGCCGGGTATGACGGACTAACCCCGGTGGTGGATAGCAGTCAGTTATATCACCCCACGGAGATCGACCCGTCGCAGATCGGCCAGACTGCCGGCCAAAATTACGGTGAAATATACAGCGGGGAAATCCGTTTTACGCTCACTGGCCGGGAGAACCCCACCGACACTTACGTGGTTATCCAGGCGGTTGACGGCAATAACGCCTGGAATAACGCGACGATCAACCAGACGATAGCCGCCGGCCATACAGTGCAGGATATTCACACGCAGGCGTTACAAAATTTGGCGCCGTACGGTATTCAGCCGGGAATTACCCCCGCCATGCCGCCAACGGTATTCCCTCGCGGGCGCACTATGTATGGCATGACACGGGATGTTCTGCACAACATCAGCAAGCAGTGTGATGCCACCTGGCAGTTTGTCGGGGGTAAAGTTGACATGGTTCCTGACGATAAGTATGTGCAAGAGGCGATCGTTTTGAACAGCAATACCGGATTGATCGGGATGCCGCAACAAACGATGGGCGCCGGCGTGAATGTTCGATGCCTGATCAATCCGAATATCCGGTTAAACGGCCTGATCCAGTTAGACCAGGCATCGGTTTATCGAACTGAGCTGGCAAAAACAGATATTCAGCAGGAACCAAAACTGGGACAGCAAATACGGTATGTTACCGGATCGGATGGCAATGGTAACGTCATCGTGGGGACCGCCGCATCAGATGGCAGCGGTCAGCTACTTCCGCCGCTCAGTCAACCGGCCAGTATTGCGACCGATGGCGTTTACATCGTCCGGGGCATGAGCTATACCGGCGATACGCGCGGTCAGGCTTGGTATATGGAATTGATGTGTTTCGCAAGAGGATCGGCGGACTTATTAAGTCAAGAGGCAATTTTGAAAGGGGGCCAATAATGAAAATATCAATCCCTATATTTATCTGTTCATGTGCATTTTTTGCTTCAGTTTCAGCTATGGCGGCCAATGTTCCGTTTATGGATTGCGGTGACGGTGATTATCTTCTTTCATCGTGTGAAGAGGGGTATGTTTGTGTAAATGGTAGCCCTCCGGTCAATCAGCAAGTTACCTACCTAAATAAAGAAAAAGACGGAGCGGCAATGATAGTTACACTGCCTTATACGATGAATTTAATGGTTCAATGGGAAAAACTACCAAATAGACAACGACTCTATATATACGATTATCCTGATGGTGTTCATCCACGATTGACGGAAAAGGTTGATTGTCATTGGTTGAAAAAAAATAAGAATTAGTTACCCAAACACCAATCTTGTTCACAAAATCTACCCGCCTTGAGCGGGTTTTTTTATGGAGTTTTTATGCCCGTATCAACGCCCGCCCAGAGCGGGGACCTCTCGCAAACTCTCGATGCCACTCAATCAACCATTTCATCGCAGCTCCGTGTAGCTATGCCGGGGGAAATCCAATCATTCAATCCTGACGCAGTAACGTGCGTTGTGCAGTTGGGCACCAAGGGGCAACTTAACGGAAAATCGGTAGCCATCCCGCCGCTGGTGGATGTGCCGGTTATTTTTCCCCGCGGTGGTGGCGTTACGCTGACTTTTCCGATTGCGGCCGGCGATGAATGCCTGGTGATTTTCGCTGACCGTTGTATCGATTTTTGGTGGCAGTCTGGTGGTATTCAGGAGCCGGTTGACCCCAGGCAGCATGATTTATCCGATGCCATCGCCATTGTCGGCCCGCAGTCGCAGGCAAAGAAAATCAGCGGCATCAGCACGACTGCCGCGCAATTTCGCAGTGATGATGGTCTGGCCTATCTGGAAATCAACCCCACCACTCACGCCATGAATATTGTGGCGCCAGGCGGCCTGAACGTCACCACGCCGACCGCGACATTTTCAGCAGCGGTTACCGTCAATGGTCTATTCACATTTCTTGGTGGTCTGGTTGGTAGTGCTGTAAATGGCGCGGCCGCCACAATCACCGGCATTATCAATTTTGTCGGCTCCCTGACATCGAACGGGAAAAATATCAGTGATTCGCATACTCACGGTAATGTTCAGAACGGCAATGACAATACAGACGGGGTGAACTGATGCGATACAGACGCGAAGACGCCAACGGCGATTACACTTTCGGCCAGGGCGACAACACCTTTTTGGTCAATTCACCGGACTGTGTGGCCCAGGCCGTTTTTACCCGGTTTCAGCTCTGGCAGGGGCAATGGTTCCTCGATACAACCGAGGGAACGCCTTATCTGCAATCCATCCTCGGCAAGCAGCCGGCGGACGTGTACAGCCTGGCGGTGCGGGATCGCATCAGCGGAACCCAGGGCGTTAATTCAATTCAGTCCTTTGATTCAAACAACAACGGCACAACACGCCGCGTCTCCTTTACCGCAACCATCGATACCATCTACGGCACAACGGTAGTCACAAGCGGGGCATAATGGCACTCAATCTCGACTCTTTAGGGCTGGCGGCCACCGTCTCAGCCACGGGCATTTCTGCGCCCGATTATCAGAC